GAAAAACTCATCGACAGTTTCTTTTCCAAGTCCGCTTTTGTCGAGTAATTTTTTAAGAAGGTTATCTGCTTTTTTAGATTGTTCTATCGTTAAATCGTTGTTCATTTCTCAAATGTGTGGTAATACCAAGATATGAGCCGTTTTAATGGCTTTTATCGACTGTTGTAAAACGTTACTTTTTAAAAACAACCCTATAAATATTAACTAAAATAAAATAAAAAAAATGACAATCCACGAAACAAAAAACTACCACAGCTTTGAGCTATTAACAGGCAATCGCCCTGTAAACAAGCAAAAAATAAGCAAGCTAAAAAACGAGGCCAAAAACGGCTTAAACCTTTTTCCTTATTGCCCCATTATTGTGTACCAACAGCCAGAAACCGATGTATTTAAAATTATTGACGGCCAACACCGCTTTGTGGCCAGTAAAGAAATGCAAGAACCCATTTACTATGTGGTTTGCGAAAAGTTAACCTTAGCACAAATTGCCAAGCTAAACAGCAACAGCACCAACTGGAGCAGTAAAAACTATTTAGAGTGTTACCTTAAAGTGGGTATTGAAGATTACCAGGACCTCAAAGAAATTATTGAGCGATACAGAGTAGCATACGCTGCGGCTGTCGATTTGCTTATGGTAGGTAATTGCAAAAGCAAAGGCAATAAATTAAGAAATTTTAAAGATGGCACCTTTAAAAGCAACCATTTTATAAAAACAATAGAATTACTTGATGAAGTTGAAGAAGTCTTTGGCCGTTACGAGTTCTGGAACCATGGCTACCTAATCGAAGCCTACCGCCAACTGCTCGAAAAAGGCCTCTTCGATAAAGAAACGCTAAAGGGCAGAATAAAACAAGCCCCAAACATTATGGAAAAACGCCAATCGGTTAAAGAATACCTCTTTACCATAGAGCGTGTGTATAACGATAAACTACAAAAACGCGTAACCATTTACTAGCATGCAAACAAAAAAGCAATCGTTCATCGAGGCCATTACCAACACAGCTGTTGGTTTTGGCATAAGCTACGCCAGCACCTTTTTAATATTCCCAATGGTGGGCATGCACACCAGTGCTAAAACCAATTTTATAATAACCGTTTACTTTACCATCATAAGTATTATTCGCAGTTATGTAATTCGCCGTTGGTTTAATAAAAAAACTAAGCTGGTAACATACCCAAATAACGAGCCTTTTTTATTGTACTGTTTTGAATGCGAAATAGACATGCCAGTAACTGAAAAAGATGGCTATATGTCTTGCTCAAATTGTGGATTGATACATAGATAATTATGAGCGCACCAATTTTAGAAGTCATTAGTACTCAAAACAAGCAAAGCATTTTAATAAAAGCTTTTGAAGGTTACATTAACAAATGTAAAAGCATAGCAAACAGACCATTACAAGGCTACGGTAAATCGTCAGAACTTGAAAAGAAAAAGCAATGGCAAGAACGTGCAGAAGAAGCCCAAAGCCTTTTAGACGACATTGTTATGGAATTCAACTAAAAACCACGCAAATAAATGATAATCTTTAATATCACGTAAAAATGAGCCATATCACACTAAACCAAGACGAAGTACTAAACAACGCCATGTTTAAAAAAGAAGTTGCCGCCAAAATAAACATCCTTGTACAACGGCGCGCCACCAGGCCACTACCCAAGCCCTGCTTTAAATACAAACGCGATTGGATTGACCGCATGCAAGAAAAAAACATGCTAAACACCGCTTTTTTCTTAAGCCACATTGGCAACATTTGGCAAAAACGCTCCAAGCTAAACGCCGAGGCGCGCAACGTCATTCTATACGTATGCAACGAAGCCCTGCAAGAATGCGTGAAACAAAGTAAAAAACACGATATAATAAAAAAAGGCATAAACCAAAATATGCCCTAAAAACGGAATAAAAATGAAAACAGCAAATCATCCCATATTAAAACTTATAGTAAATGAAGATGGCACGCGCATGTGGTACAACGGTAAAAAGCTCGATATTAAAACCTATAAAACCGAAAGAGACAATTACCCGGTTAAACGCGTTGCCTTTGCCAGCCGTACCCACAGCGTAGCCAAATTAGTGTGCGAAGCTTGGAACGGCCTTCGCGAAGAAATGACCCAAGTAGTACACCGCAAAGACAAAGATACCTTAAACAACCACTACACCAACCTGTACTGGAGTAAGCGCGGCAACATACACACCTCCAGAACCGCGCGAGATTACCGAAGCAAAGTAAAAAAAAACGAGTTGCCCCAAGTGCTTAAACGCCTAGAGGCTGGCGAAACCCTAAACAAAATAGCCAAAAGCTACAACACCAGCGATATGGCCATACACCGTATAAAAAAACGTTTTATGCTAAACAGGCTAAGCCAGTTAAAAGATGGCGTGCGCAATGCCACAAACACCCACGCACGGCAACAGGCTTATGCCCATTACATGGGCTACCAAACCCTTGCCGAAGCCATAACCAACCACGGCAGCAAGGCGTTTAAAAATAAAATTGACGCTTTGGCTAGAACGTTTTAAATTGTATATTTAATTTAACTTAAATTGGAAATTATGAAAAATATCTTTTTAGCGCTAATTTTAATAAGCATTTTTAGCTGTGAGACAGCTCAAGAAAAAAGGGAAAAAGAGTTTAGAGACAAGATTTTTGCAAGTGATTATATGCTTGAGCAATTTAAAGACTATACTTCGGTTAGTTTAAATTTGGTATCTGCAAAAAACGGACACATATCTCAAAAGCAATTTATAAAAGATTATAATGATAAGCTTGCCTTTGCATTGGGATACACAAATAACCTAGATTCTATTGAAAGCAATTTATCAAAAAAAAGCAATTTGTATCAAACCTATATTGTAAAGGATGCCTTTTGGTGGTTTGCGCGTGACTCGATAGAAACCCTTAAATACAAGCACGAAAAGGATAGTATTTTACAATTATTAAAATAATAGTTCCAGTTTTAAGCCTTTTAACCCCTCAACTTCGAGGGGTTTTTTATTTAATAACGTTTTATTTGCGTATTTCGTCGAATAAATATCTTTTTTACTTTCATATATGAAAGTATTTTATATCTTTACAGAGTAGAAATGAAATACTAACAATTAAATTTAAACATTATGAAAACTTTACAAATTTTAAACAACGAAGTAAACGAATTATTAAACGAAACATCTTTTTTTATTGTAACCATAAAAGAAGATAATTACGAAAATACAAATGATGCTAATCTTTCAGAAAGTAAAACTTTTGAAACTTTGTATGAAGCTTACGATTATTTCAATAATGAAGTTTCAAATATTAAAATTTTTGAAACTGAAAGTGAGTACAAAGAAGTTGAATTAATTCTTAATGATGAAAATGATGTTTTTGAGGTTTTGGAAACTGAAACTTATAAAGCTGAATATAAAACTGAAGATTACGGAAAATACATGTTACATTTTTTACCTAAAAACGATGGTATTTCAGTTTCAAAAGTAGAAATTATTGATACTAAAACGCCTTTTTACACAAATGAAGATAAAAGATTTTCTGTGAAATCTGAAATGTTTGATACTAAAGAAGATGTTATTAATGCTATATACCTCAAGAGCTTATATATTTCAGAAGATGAAGCTGCAGAAATTTTTGATCTTTATTTACAATAAATAAATAAAAAAGCCTCTCAAACGAGAGGCTTACCTTTTGTAGAAAGGAAATTCAATTTTACAATTAAATTCAAAACAAAGATATGTCAAATTTTGATAACGCCGCTAACGTTGGTTTCGACCTTCAAATAAAATATTTTAGAGAACGCATGAAGGAATTGAAGATTCCACAGTATAAACTAGCCGAAATGGTAGGCATAAGCGAGCTTACTTTAATACGCAATTTTAAAAAGGAAACCGAAATGGCGCACACTACCTTTTTGAAAATATGCGGTGCCTTGCAAATTAACCCCTACTTGGTGCCTAAAGAAATTGATAAAACCGAATTTTTAAAAATGTACTTTAATTAATAAAAAACCCCTCAACTTCGAGGGGTTTTTTGTTGCATAACTTTTTTTTAAGCAACGCGTTAAATATTATAAATTTGGGTACATGCAACGAGGCAAGCAAACCCTTTACAATTCCATAGTAGAGCTTTCAGTAAGCAGCCGCAATACCGTACACAAACGCAACACGGGTATTGACGCTCGCCGCGATGCCATGGCACACCGCTACTACTTTCATGCCACCATAAACCGCCTGCGGTATGATGATTGCTTAAGCTCTTTACAACAAGAATTTTATTTACAGCCCGATACCATTGTTAAAGAGCTCCACCAACGCTATAACCTTATCCATAACCTAGTGGCCAACAAGGTAACCACTGCAGAACTGCGTAAACTGTACCCCTATTTTAATTGGGTTTCTAAACTGTTATAGCCTGTTCGTAATAATTGGTACTAAAGGTTATGGTAGTAACCTTGTAGGCATCTGGCCGTTGCTCATCAAATTGGTTGCTGCGCTCCAGCGGATTCATTTCGGCAGTTGCCCAACCTTGCAGCTTATTAAATACTGTTTCAACCAAATCAAAATACGCCAAACTGTTTAAACGGTGTTCTTCTGGTGTACTGGCATCGGTATTGCCGGTAAAGTCAAAGCACAGTTTTATGGTTATTTGTGCATTTACCAATTGTTTGGTTTGGTTTAGGTTTTCGGCGCGTGCCACTTGCAAACCTATAAGCGCTGCTGGAAATACTATGGGCGGTTTTTCAAAGCGCATTTGCCCTTTATCTAAATCTATCCATTTAAGGCTTGGTACTTGGGCCTGTAGTTGGTTTAAAATGGCTTGGTATATGGTTTTCATGGTTTTGAGTTTTTATGCCCTTCGACTGCGCTCAGGGTGACAATTAGTTATTAAAATGTTTAATTAATCGTTCTTTTAAAATAGCGTTTAAAAAGGGCGAATGCCCCATAAACTGGCGCTTTGGCATGGTATAATTAAAGGCCCTGGTATGCGCTTTTATTTTAACCGGTTTACCTTTGCCCATAAAATTACGGTTGGTAAATGGCCGCACTTTTGCTGTGCCTTTTACGGTTAAGCCTTCGTTATGGATTCTGGCATATGGAACCGTAGTACTACCGGCACTAATACGCACACGTTCTTGGCTTACCACGCTTGGTCTTATACTCTTTTCTAAATTGCCAGAAGCATACAGTATTCTGCCTTTTCCACGTCTTTTTCTAGAGTAATAGGGTTCTTTAGGCATTTTCCATTTTACTTTATCCCAATCTTGGTTTTGTGGCAAAAAGCGGTCTTGAAAATACTCCACGGCTGTTTCGGCAATAATTCTGGGTGTATCAATGCTTAGCCTATTTTCAAAGCTTGCAAACCAAGCGTTTATTTGCTGTTCGTATTTCATTTATTGAACATTATAAGCCCTTTTCGGTATTGTAAAACGGCGTCTTCAGACAGCTCGAACCAAGTGTTTAATTTCAACTCCTTATCGGTTAAGGAGACAATGCTTACCATGGTTTTGTTAGTATAATATTTAATATACACCATATTGTTGGCACTGGCAAAGTGCAACCATACTTCGTCTGGCGTTTGCAGGCTTTCTAAAACAGCGGCATTTATAGGGTTTGAAATAGCCAACTTCCTGTTTTTATAGTCGAACACATCGGCCACTTTTAAAGGCGCATTTATAATTGGTAAATTAATACTACTTACGCTTTGCGCTTGGGCGAGTTCTGGTAATCCAAAATCTTTATGGCCTAACTGGTTTAAGGCTGTGTAAGCCATTTTTAAGCTGTTTACATATTGCTGGTTGGCTGTAAATACTTCGGCAATACTGCCACGGTTTACGCCCCAACCTTGAGCTGTTAATTTAGCAAACTCCGGACTAATAATATAGGCATCGGCACGCGCTTGGTCTGCTTTTAACTTGCTTTCGTTAAACTCGCCTTTAAGTCTTGGCCTTACATCACAGCGGCAGTTCCAGCCATTGGGTGGAAATATCTTTTTCCATATTGGGTCGTTCCATGGCAAAATAACACCTTCTAAAGCTGCGTGAGATTTACGGACGTCGTTATCGCCTGCAGTTCTATATTCCCAATAAGGAAACGTGTCCGCTTGCGCTACCAACCTACGGTATTTTGCACTCATTTGACCTGTTGTAAAAGCTGTTTGGTATTCGGTTTCTAACCAGTCTTTATTGGCGACGTTGGTTATTTTAATGGCGCGTTCGTAAAAGTCGTTAAAGCTTTTAGATTGTTGAAAGGCTTTGTTTAGTTGGCTTGCCAAGGCTAAATCTTTCACGCCAGCAAATCGAAATAAATTCATTTCGAAGGCGGTTAGCATGGCAGGATCATCAATGTCGTAGTCCATACCCAAATCTAAGCCTAATTTTACAATCTCGTTTTCCCAACCGTTTTTAAAAGCTTTTAAAAGGCTGTTTAATGTAAATTTAAACAAGTCAACATCAAAAGCCAGCGCGCCATTGTTATCGTAAATACGTTGTAGTAGGGCATCGTTGTTAAAGCCATCGGTAAACGCTAAATTATGCGTGTGGACTTTTCCAGTGGTCGCCCCAGTCGTCACCGCTGGGGCGGATTGAAAAAGTTTTGTTAGCAGTTTTTCAAACCATGCCAGTTTCACTTCTTTTGGCTCTTTTTGCTTTGGCTTTTTACCAAAGTCTTTTATACTACTGCCTAAATCGCTGTCCTGGTTTGCCATTTGCTCTCGTTCTCTTTTAATGGTATCATAATTATCTGGTTTTGGTACGCCATAGGTTTCATAAAAGAAATCGTCGTCAATGGGCAATCCTAATTCTTTGGACATTTTAAAGTGCATTTCAAAGCTTTCTTTGGTTGAGAGCTGAGTTTCTTCGCCTTGAATGATGAAGCTACCGCCTTCGGTATTAAACCCGTAGGCTTCTAATATTTTAATAAAACGGCTATTTAATACTTTACGTACAAAATTAATATCGCTGCTGTGTTTGGCATCGTCCTGGTCGCCATGTTCTTTGCTTTGGGCATAACCGCTGGAGTCGCTGCTTTCGGTGGTTTCGGTAGTGCCTAACAGTGATTTAGATATTTCGGCATTCATATCCTTTTTAAAATCGCCATGAATGGTGCTTTGGGTAATCTTGCTTTCAAGGATATTAATTTCTGTGCCTTGTGGCCGAATAATGGTACCGCCTGCACCAATATTCAAACTCTCTTGTAACTGTGCACGTTGTGTTTCATCAAATCCATCCCAAGTGGCGTCTAAAATAGGTCTTCCAAATACTTGCACAAACATGGCATAATCGCCAATGCCGCCACGTTTTAAAATGGCATATTGCGCGGCACTTACCAAAAGTCCTAAATCTTTGGGGTTACCAACTTCCATAATGGTTTTTGTATAAATACCATCGCGTATGTTTATGCCCTCATCGCTCGCCCAATTGTAGGCAACTATTCCTAAATGAGGTCGGTAATTTAAACGTGGCAGCAAGTTAGCTGCTACTTCCCATTTGCCGGAGCTATTTTTCCAAAAGGTAGGCTCTAAGATGGAATAGCCCCAAAATTTGGAGTTAAGAGCTTCTGTAACAATATCATCAAAGCCAATGCTGTCAATTAATTCATTAATGGCATCAATGGGCTTGCCTTGTTTGTTTACAAATTGCCAGTTGGCAGTGGTTACGGCATCGGTTCGCTTGCCCAGCACGGCAATAACGTGGCCATCCAACATAACATCGGCATACAGATCGTAGAGTAAGGTTCTGCGAGGCGTCTTGGCTTCGGCACTGGTAATGGCACTTCGCCAATTGGGTATATCTTGAGTGGTTCGGTTAACCGGACGTACATCAATATTATTGATAATTATGGCAGGTTTAGCATTGGCTGCAGGTGTAACATTGGCCTCTGGTTTTAATATGTCTTTCATTGTTTAAAAGGCTTTAAAAGGGTTTTAATAGTTGGTTTCGCGTTTGGTATCGCTTGAAACCAACCAAGTAGTGTTATGGTTTTCTACGGTTGACGTTGGCCAACCAAAAGGCACTATTTTACTAGATTGTATGCCTTTTAGCCATGCGAGCGCATCTTTGTAACGTGCTTGCCTAAACTCAAGGTCGGCATTGGCATTGGCCAAGGTTATAAAATGCCAGGTGGCCATATCTTTTAAATACATTAAAAGTGTTGGGTCTCGCTGGTCATCGGTTTTGGAAAACAGCGCATTAATATCGTATCGGCTTAGATAGCCTTTGGCCTCTTGCTGGGCTGCGGCAATGGCGCTGTCTATTATGGTGCCGTCTTTACGGCTTATTACGGTAATTTGCTCATCGTATAGATGGCTTTTTAAATCGTGTGCTAACAACATACTAATAATATTTAGAGGTTTGTGAACGGCTGTATTTGGTGGGTTTAATTAAGCTGGCATTGGCACTGGTTTTACTATCCAACACCCATTTGCCACCTTCAACGGCATCGGGTGCATCATCCTTGGCTCGGCTGGTTGGTGATAGTGCCAAAAATTGCCCTTCGGCATTTACCATGTGTTCGCTATCTTTTTCGGCTTCGTTAAAAATAAGCTTGGCCATACGGTTAATTGGCTCGAGTGCGCTTTCAATACGGTGGAATTTATCGGGCTTTTTACGCTCATCGGCTTTTGGATGAATGGATATACCGTGGCGTATATTGGCAGCCATGATTTCCATTTTAAGCGGATCATCAATCCAAGGCCACTCGATGTAATAATAAATAGGTACTTTGCCACCAAACTCTTTTTGAATTTCGTAATTCCAGTCCAGCATTTGGGCCGTAGTACATTGTTGGCAGCGCATTCTAATCACGTGGTACTCGTCTTTATATCTTCCAATTAAAGCTGTTGCCTTATAATCGCCTTTTCGTTTGTACGAAGGATCTGTATAGGCAATCAAGAACTTGTAGTCTTGCACAGGCCTCATTTTGCCGTAGTGCAATTTTGTAAACACTTTGCCCTGTACTATGGGCGTATTGAAGTATTCTTTTTGCTGACTTGCCCAGCTTATTTTGCTAAGCACGCGGTCAATTTGCTCTTCGGTGTTTTTTTCTGGCCATGAGCTTATGCCATTTTTGTCACGAATATTAATTACTTCGGCCTTATCGGCCATTTTCATGGCTTTTTTTATGCAACAATGCTCGGCAATGATGTTACCACAAAAAATAACCAACATAGGTTTGGATATGGAACGTGTGGCATAAACGGCCTGTTCAAACCATTCCCATTTTTGATTTACAATATCTGGGTTTCGGCAATCTACATCGGTATCAAAATCGTCCATTAAAACCGTGTCCGGTCTTACTTCCTCATTTCTGGTTCCACGAGGCGATTGCCCTGCGCCAACGGCTGCAAAGGCACAGCCTATTTTGGTAATAAAAGCGGCATCTGTCCAATCGCCATAGGTTACTTGGTTGCCATAATCGTTAATAATGCGTTGGTTACTTTCAAAATTAACCTTGTAAGGTTTTAAAAGCTTTACGGCGGCATCGCTACTGGCCGAGATAAACAACACCGATCGTTTCTTTTTGGTAAGTGCTAGTTTAATAACTTCCATCATGGTTCTGGCACTCTTGGCAAGCTCACGGCTCCAGGCGCGCACTTCGTACCATTCGGCATTGTTCATTACACGTTTTGTACTACGCTTATGGAAGTTAGCTGGTTCACTGCTATAATAATTTGGAAAATAGTATTTAAACCATGCCTCGTCGTCGGCTTGTAAAGTGGCAATGCGTTTAAGCTTATCCTCTTGGGTTTCGCTCATGTCAACCACGGTACTTCGCTCTAGGTCTCGGCGGTATTTATCCCAAAAATCGACCGCTTTTTTATCTTCAATTTTGCTCATTATAGCTTGCTTTTAATAAAGGCGTCGATGTAGCGGCTAAGCTCTTGGGCTTTCTCTAAATCTACTTTTCTAATAAATTCGAGCAACCCGGTACAGGCATGAATTATCTCTGGCAAAGCTGCTTTGGTTTCAAGCTCTTTGATATCCTTAACCAGTTTACGGCGCACATCGCCAAGTTTGCTATCGGCAAATCGCTGGCCTTCCGGAAAGGTTTGAATATGCTCATTAATAGCTGCCAGTTCGTTTAGCAATAAACCCATTTGCTCTTCGCGGGTTAAAAGGAAATTTTTCTGAAGCTTGTCCCATTGCCCATCTTTAAACCATTTGTTCATGGTTACAGCACTAACGCCAACACGTTCGGCAGCTTCTTTTTGGGTAAGCTTTTCTTTGGTAATAAGCACTTTGGCGTAGTCCTTTTTTTGCTGAATTGTAATGTTTTTTGAGGCCATAATAATCGATTATTACTTCAAAATTGCACCATATACAGCACGTGTAAAAATTGGTTTTTTCTATTGGTGCAGTAGGTTGCACCTATACGGTACAGTAGGCTGTGCCAATACGCCAGCATCATTTTTTTACACCAAAAAAGCCCTGTTATTTTGTCTTATAAATGTTTAAAAAAACCGCTTAAACGCATGAAAAAACTAAGCAAGTCTTACATCATTTCAAACCAGGCAAAAAACGCCAACGGCTTTAGAGTGCGCACTGCTGGTATTGATTTGGTAGATTATAACGCCAACCCTTTAATGCTTTGGATGCACAAACGCCCAAAAGGAGATAGCAAAGAAGAAGTATTGCCACCTGGTAATATGGTGGACTTGAAAATTCACGAAAACACCTTAATGGGCACGCCAAGCTTTGATGAAGACGATGCCTTTGCACTCTCTCTATTTAATAAATACGAAAATGGCACGCTACGCGCTTTAAGCCCTGGACTCATTCCTTTAAAATGGGGCAAAGATGAACACGGCGACATTTGGCTTGAACAAAGCAAATTAAAAGAAGTAAGCCTTGTAGACATAGGTAGCAACGCCGAAGCCTTAGGCGTAACGCTTTATGATGAAACCGATAAGGTGATCAATCTTTCACTAACCGACATTCAAACAATACTAAAACCCGATAATACCATGAAATTAATCACCTTAAACGCACCCGATATTTTGCCTTTGCTTACACTGGCCGAAGGTGCAACACCAGAAGAAGTGCAAGAAGCCATTGGCAACTTGGTAACCTTGGCAAACGACCAGAAGTTACAAATTGGAACGCTTACTACCGAAAAAACCGATTTACAAGTTCAGTTAGATGCTCAGGTTAAACTGGCCAACGACACTAAAATAGTAAGCCTTTTAGATGGCGCAGAAGCTCAAGCAAAATTTGTAGTTGGTGATCGCCAAAAATGGTTAGCCCTTGCCGAAAAAGACTTTGATGGTACTAAAGCTGTTTTAGACAGTATGCCAGCCAACAAAAGCGTCATTGAGCAGCTAAATCTTAATAATGCAGATAATGCCCTATTAAAATTAAGTTATGATGATCTTGACAAAAGCAATCAATTAATCAAGTTAAAAGCTGACAATATTGAGGCTTTTAAAGAAAAATACAAAGCCAAATTTGGTACAGAATATAAAGGAAACTAGTGGCAGCTACTACTAAGTGCATGCAAAATTAAACGTAAAATCTAAAAATTAATTTACACACAATTATGAAAAACAAGAAATTCAATTTAAAGAACTACTTAGTTAACTTTGTAGTTATCTTATTGGTAGCTGCACTATTTATGCCCATTACACCTTTGGTGGCAACAGGCGCAGCCGTTACAGCCTTTGTAACAGGAACCGCATTAAGCTTTATGCACATAGATGCTGTTTCTTTAATGGCCATTCAAGTAGAGATTTGGCAAAACCACATTGAGGAAGAGCTGTTTAAGGACAACGCTTTTTTAAGGTTATCGTACAATGCAGACGACTATTTAATCAACTCTAAAGCCGTTCACATACCACAATCTGGTGGTTCTGGAAATGTTGTTAAAAATAGATCAAGTTTACCAGCAACTATTAGAACACGAACCGATGCCGATGTTATTTATTTAATAGACGAATACACCTCCGACCCTGTTAGAATACCACACGCAGACACCAAAGAGTTGAGCTACGATAAAAGAAGCTCTGTACTTGGCGAAGATGTAGACAAGTTGATAGAGGAAGTTGCCGAAAATATGTTATTAAACTGGGTAAGCTCTCCAGCTTATGGTACTTATTCCAGCTCTGTGTTACCAGCCGCAAGTATTTTACTTACTACTGGAGCCAATGTGGTTGCTAGCGCTCCAAGCGCAACCGGTGTTAGAAAAGCCATGACACAAACAGATTTGCAAAGTGCCAGAGCCTTTTTAAAACAACAAAAACGTTGGAAAGAAGGAAAAATGTATGGTATGATTACACCAGCGCAAGAAGCTGAGCTTTTCCCTGCAGACTCTTTAACAACGGCCACTTATATGGCAAGCGTTACAGAGGCCGAAAGAAGAGAAGGTGTTATGTACAAATGTCAAGGCTTTAAGCTTATGACACGTACTACTATTTTAAGAACTCAAGCTAACAAAACCATCATTGCCTATGGCGCTGCTGGTGCTGCCACAGATTGCGAAGCCGCTTTCTTTTGGTACCAAGAATCGGTTGAGTTTGCTTTTGGTGGTGTAGACATGTTTGAGCAATTAAAAGCGCCAACGCTTTACAGCGATGTTTATTCATTCCTGGTAAGAGCAGGCGGAAGAGCCAGACGTCAAGACTACGGCGGAATTTGTTTATTACAACAAGCTCCAAGTACCTAGTATGCAGGAGTTTTTAATAGCACTAAGCGGAGCAGCCTTACCCATAATTTTGGCATGGCTGCTCTACTTCAGAAAACACAAAGCTGATGCAGTTGGTGCTGAAAAAAACAACGACCGCACAGAAATTGAGAACTATAAGCTTATAGCCCAAGAATGGCGAGAAGCTGCGCAACAATGGAAGGATTTAGCCGACGATTACCAAACCAAGCTCATAGAAAACAGTCGAAAAATAGAAGCCCATTTCGAGCTTTTTGAAGACAATAAAAAAGAGCTGGATAGTAACCGCCGTGAAATACAGAACCTAAAAACCCTACTAGGAAAAGCCAATAAGCGTATAAGCGAGCTTGAAAAGTGGGAAAAACTGTTTAAAGCAAAAAACCAAGATGGTAACCAGTGAAGATTGTAGAAAAGCATACGGCTATCCAGACTTAACCATGGAGCGTACCCATATGATGCTTTGGGATATACCCAACAGCATTAATAAGGCCATTCCAGAACTGCCTAACCGTTTATATTGCAACAAAGCCCTGGTACAACCTTTGGAAGCCGCTTTTAAGAACATCATTAAACGTGGTTTGGCTTCAGAAATTTGGACTTGGGACGGCTGTTTTAACATTCGTAAAAAACGAGGCGGCAACAGCCTTTCATTGCACAGTTGGGCTATTGCTATTGATATTAATGCCACATGGAACGGCTTTGGCCAAGTACCAACCATGAGCAGCCAATTGGTAAAATGTTTTACCGATGCCGGCTTTGATTGGGGCGGAACCTGGAGCAAGCCAGACGGCATGCACTTTCAATTAAAAAGCATTTAAAATGGATTTTAAAAACTTAGCCGAAAACCTAATTATTGTGCTTATATCGGCAGTTATTGGCGGCGGCATTGGCTACATAGCCAGCACCAAGGCCAACAAACAAACCATCGAGCTGCTTAGGCCAACCATTGAGGAAGCCATACGAAAGGAAACAACCTCTATAACCAACGAGTTTAAAACCGAAATTAAAAAGCTAAAGACCCGAAATGGCGAAACGGTTATAGATACCAAGCCCATTATTGAAAATAGAATAAAGCAAACCAAGGACAGTTTGCCAAACCAAACCACTCAAAAAAAAGGATTTTTTAAGCGGTTGTTTGGTTCAAAAAAAGACAAGTAAAACCTTTTAAATACCAGAGAAATGAGTAAAAAAGCCTTAGAGGAACGCATTAAACAAACGTTCGAAACCAATCCAGATTATCAGGTGCTATATAGCACTTCAGATAACAACGTGTTTACCAAGAAAGACTTGGCCGAAAACCAAGCCATTCGCTTGAAAGACCCGGCTATCATCACCTACAATCGCGATGTAAAAGTCGAAAACATTGAAGTTAATGACGCTCAAGAAGTCAAACCAAAAAAATAATCAAACCCATTTAAAACAATAAAATTATGGCAAAATATAGCTACGGCATTTCAGCCTTTACAGTTGCAAATATAGATCCAGGAACCTTTTTAGGCGTTGACCCAGTTGACGTAAAAGAAATGGTTTACCGTGACTCTTTTAACATGACCGAAGAAGAAGGCGCTACCATCGATCACTATTCCGAAATGGATAACACACCAAAAGTAAGCTTTACCGAAGTTGGTAAAGAAATCATCACACTGCAACTTATGGAAACACAGGTTGACAATTTGGTGTTATTCCTTGGAGGCACAAAAACAGTCGTTGCCACAAGAGACCGTTGGAGCAAGCCAACTACGGCCACAGACATTGAGAAGTTTATATCAATAACCACTAACGATGGTACCACCATTCAAATACCACGCGCCAAGCTAACGGCTCGTAAAAACTTGCAGTTTAGACGAAACGGTATTTGGTTGATTGATGTAACATTAACGCCATTAACACCAAAAGGTGGCACATTGGCAGCCATGGTAATAGACGATCCAGCAGCTTAACATGGAAAATCCGCAAGTTGAACAATTCGCAGCGGACACAATACTACAAAGGGGCGTAAAGGTTAAAATCCCTGCCCCTTTTTTGTTACGCAAGCTGCGGCTAAAAAAAACCATAGCGCTCACGCTTCGCAGTCCGTTTGAAGGCACCATGCACCGAGTGGCCAGCTACTATTTAAGCACCGGCATTACTATGGATGTAATAGAGGGATTGACCACCGAAGAAGCCATAAAGCTACACGCCAAGCATGGTAAAACCATGAGCAAAGCGGTTGCCGTTGCCATATTAAACGGGTATATAAGCGGTAAGCTATTTACAAGGCCATTGGCTTGGTATTTACGATGGCACTTAAAAAGCCATGAGCTGTATGTGTTAACAACCACCTTGTTGATTTATGGTGGCGTTCAGGATTTTATAAATACTACCAAATCGGTGCGCAAGATGACCTTGACGATGCCGAAAATGGGTCAGAAAACCAAAGGGAGTTAAAGCAATTAGGCTTACATAGCCCTTGGGGCATGTTGCACCAAATTATAAGCGAAACCGGCTGGACCTGGCATTATGTGCTTTGGAAGGTAAGTAGAGCCAACATCATGCTTATGATGGCCGATAGAAGTAATGTAAAAAGCGTAAAAAAAGAAGATGAAGTGATTGAGGCATCGGGCAAAGATTTGGCAGCCCGAATAAAAAGTAAAAAGCTGTAGCAACCATATGGAAAAGTTTGATCCTATAGATATAGATTTTATCATTAATAATTCCGAAGTAAAAGCTTCAACGGAAAAGGTAAAAACCGACCTAAAATCTGTGGGGCAAACTGCCGAAGAAACTGCTGCCAAAGTAAACAGCCAACTAAAAGGCGCGTTTGGCCGTGAGGACAATGCCAGTGCTGTTGAAGCCTTAAACAAAGGCTTAAAAGAGCAAGGTGCTATCGTTACCAGGAATAAGCCCGCTTACAACGGCTTAGGCAATTCCATAAACCAAATATCCAGAGAAATGTCGGCGTTTACCGTGTCGGCACAAACAGGGTTCTTGGCCGTATCAAACAACATTCCCATTCTTGCCGATGAAATTAACCGGCTTAAAGCCAGAAATGCCGAGCTAACGGCAAGCGGCCAAAAAGCCGTTCCCGTTTGGAAACAAGTGGTAAAAGGGTTGTTTAGTTGGGGCACGGCTTTAAGCGTTGGTATTACTTTATTAACCATTTATGGCTCTGAAGTTGTAAAATGGGTAAGCACATTATTTAAAGGCAAAGATGCCATTGATGAGCTTAAAGCTTCGCAAAAAGCATTAAACGACACCTTTAGCAGTGGCAGTTATAAAAAGGTTATTGGAGACGTTTTACAACTTCAAAGTTACATTAAACTGGCCAAAGAAGGCGTTATAGACAAAGATGTTGCCCTAAAAAAATACAATGAAACCCTTGGTAAAGTATCTACCGCGGTTACCAATTTGGCTGATGCCGAGCAAGGCGTTATCGATAAGGCTCCAGCCTATGTAAAAGCCATGCTTTATAAAAGCGCTGCAGCTGCTGCAAGTGCCGAAGCGGCCGCAAAGCTGGCAGAAAGCACCAAACGCCAAAACGAAATTGAGGAAGAAATAAAGGCCATAGAAAAACGTAAGGCTCAACCAGTTTCCGGTGGCTTTAGCCCAACCGCTCCAGGATCGGTAAACGTATCTGGTTTAAAGCAACAGGCCGATATTAACAATGCCAATAAAGAGCTTAACGCTTTAATAGCCGAACGTAATAAGCTAAACGAATCGTCTTTAAAAGTCGTTACCAAATTAAACGAAGAAGCCGCCAAAATAGCTAAAGATGCTGGTTTGGATATTTTTGGTGAAGAAGAAAACAACAAAAATAAAACCGTAAGCGCGTACCAAAGTTTACTAGACAAGCTTTCAGAATTAGATAAAGAATACAGCCGTAAAAGCTTTACCAAAGATGAAGAAGAGCTGCAAGCGTTACGCGATAAGTTTGACAAAATACGTCAATTGGTAGAGCGTTTTAATGCAGACCCAAAAAATAAGGCCGAAATTATTGACTTATCAAATCTCGACCAACTGCAAGTTAAGGCAGAAGCTTCACTTACTTACCGCCAAACTACCGATAAGTTAAAGGAAGAGCTTAACGCCCAAAAGCAGCTATTTAAAGAGTATGAAGATTACAAACAAAAATTAGGTAAAGAGGAAGCCGATAAACGCTATGCCGATGAACTGAAAGGTTTTGACAGTTACTTAGCGGCTCTCCAGGACAAAATTAAAAATAACGATGTTGCCTTTAAAGCCGTTGAATTAGGTACCGCCGAAGGCCCACAAACCGAGCGCGTGCAATTATTACAAAATGCCCTTAAAAATGAGCAATTAACTACCGATGCGCACTTTAAGGAGCTGCTTGCTAAGTACCGAGACTTTGAGCAACAAAGACAGCTATTAACAGAGCGTTACCAAAACGAATACAGTCAACTTATGGCAGCGGGCAGGACTAATGAAGCCAATGCACGTACCCGTGAGTTTAAAGAGGATTTAGACAAGATTGCACAAGCAGAGCTTT